CAAAATGGGTAAAATGGGAGACGATGCTAGAGTAACAGGATGGGAGGCTGTATATCCGCCAAACTTCCAAGGTACAGTAGAAATAGACGGCAGTAAAAATTACTACAGTTCAAGAATAGGTGGCAAGTTTGCCTTTGGATTTAAGTAATGAGAGCAGTAGATTTTCAAAGTTGTCCTAAGACAAAAGCAAAAACTTGTGAGTGCTCTAAGTTAGAGTCTATTACAGAGTCTGAAGAAACTATAAAAGCAATATGTCAATTAGAACATTCACCAGAAGATGTTACAGGATTTGTAAAGTTTAAACAAACATTTGGTGAAGAAACAATAATCAAAGGAATAGTAAAAGGTTTAACTCCTGGATTACATGGTTTCCACATACATGAGTTTGGCGATCTAAGTGATGGTTGTGCTAGTGCCGGCGGACATTATAATCCAGAAGGTGTGGAACACGGTGGATTAGAACACGGACATGTAGGTGATTTAGGAAACATCAAAGCAGATGATCAAGGTATTGCAAGATTCCAATTCAAAGCACCGAGAGTACAATTACATGATATAGTAGGCAGAGCAATAGTAATACATGCTGATACAGATGATTTAGGCCAAGGTGCTGACGAAGAAAGCACAAAAACAGGTAACGCAGGTGATAGAGTTGCTTGTGGTGTAATAAGATTAAAAGGTTCTATAGAAGAAGATTACAATAGAGCATTAAGTGATAAACATTTTAATAGAAATGAACTACCTCAAATAAGAAGAAAACATATTCAAGATTCTGATCTCAAATACAAAGAAGGTAAAATCAGTATAGATAAAATCAAACCAGTACAAAGCCAACGTGTAGATGGATTAAGTAAAAAAGCAGAAGACGTATTTTTAAAAAATGCAGACAGACCATTTATAGTAGATAGGAAAGGCTATCTCATAAACGGACATCACAGATACGATGCCGCACATATATTAGGTATTAAAAGAGTACCAGCAATAATTATTGATGCTGATATAGAAGATGTAATGAAAACTTTTGCACATACTACTAGCGATACAAAAACAATGGCTGAAAATTACTTCCACGATTTATTACGTTCTAAAATGGAAGAAGAACTAGATGAAGATTGGAAAAATGTAGCCAGAGCAGGGTTGGCAACAGCCGCATTAGGAATGGGAGTAGCAGGAATGGATAGTGTTGCACCCGATGACTTTACTCCAGACAAAGCAAAAGCAACTAAAAGTATGGACGTAAAACGCAATATCACAAAATTAGAAACATCATCTATAGAATATCAAAAATTATATAACAAATATGTAGAAAAATTTACTGATGAAGCTCAGGATAGGTTTGATAGAAATAGTATTACAAAGAAAGCAAAACTCTTTACAGATGTACATTGGACAAAAAAGTTTCCTTCACATGTAGACTTTAATGAATACTTAGTTAAAGCATATCCTGATAAAGAAAAAGCACAACAAGATTTTAATATAAAAAGCAGTATGCCAAACAAAGTAGGCGAAAACTTTGCCGACGGTAAAAAGAAAGGTAAGAGTAGACCAGGCCGAGTAAAAAAATCCGGTGCAAGTTGCAAAGGTTCAGTGAGTAGTCTCCGTGCAAAAGCCAAAAAGTACAGTGGTGAACGTGGTAAAATGTATCACTGGTGTGCCAACATGAAGGGCGGCAAGAAAAAATCCTAAATAAATACTGCTAATGCAGATTCTCGATATAAACAATCCTTTTGTTAGTTTTCTATCCAGTTGTGGAAAGAAAGATCTGTTGGAACATGTTCCTGCACATACTAAAGATAGTATATATGGCCAATGTACACATTTAGATATATACTGGAGAGAATTAGATAAAGCACACAAATCTTTAAAAACAATTATAGTAATAAGTTTAGACGGCATAGGTTCTAAAGAATTATTTAATTTGTGGAAAGACAACAAGTATAACTGTAAACCCATTATACCAGAATATATAAAAGAATTTACAGAACCTGTGATACTATTTGATAATAGTTCTGAAGGGTTTAGTGATGAATATATGTTTAGTTTTATATCTCAGGTTGTGAACCATTACAATTTAAATTCTGAAAATACTTATTATTGTAATAGCAGTATAAACATACAGGATATACAACAACAATTAGGATATACTAACTTCCAATCATTTTATGCAAATAATTTTATGGAAGACAGTATGACAGCATTGCACGAAGCAATTGAGTATGACTTTAAAGATGGCGATCAACTAGTAGACATAGACACAGACCTACACAGACCGTTTGTGTTCAGTTGTTTAAATAACGCACCCAAACATCACAGAACACTTTTACTAGGCTGTATGAGCAAATTAGACCTATTACAAGACGGTTATGTAAGTAGTTCTGATATAGAGTACAATACACTTTATAGTGAAACAATTAGGCAACTATCTCAAGATTTAACAAACGCAATAATAGATAAAGAAGACTTTGAAATAGCAATTGACTGGTTAAATAGGCTACAACCACACTATCCTATAGTTGCAGATAAAAGAACACAAGACAGTATACATATGAAAGAGTTTGGTGATGATAGTTTTATACAAAATATGCTTAGTTGTGATGTACAAGTTATTACAGAAACGTTTTCTAATAATAATTTATTTGTTTCTGAGAAAGTATTCAAGCCTATAGTTATGTGTCAACCATTTATTATACTAGGCAGTAATAAAACATATAAGCATTTACAACAATTAGGCTATAATACTTTTGATTATTTAATAGATACTCACAAACTAGACACCACAATGAATAATATTAGTAAAATTATTATGGTGTGTGATGCAATACAGCAATTAAAAGAAATTAAATCCAACCCAATAGAGTGGAAAAACTTGCAAGACAAGATTTCTATAGATGTTATTCATAATTATAATCTATTTGTTAGCAATTTAAGTACCATTAAAAATAATTCCGCTCTAGGTTTACATGAGTTTCTTGGAATTAGGCCCGGTTATAAGTTACCATTACAGAACAAATAAGATAAATAACAGTATGAAGATCCACGATATAATATCTGAAACAATGACAGCAGGTTCTGTTGCAACTGTAGTTAAACCACTAAGCAGTGATGTGCAACGTGTGGTTCAACGTCCTAAGAAGCCTAAGAAAACTAAGTGGGCACACAAAAAACCTGGACCAAAGTCTAAAAAAGAAAGCACAATCATAAAGAGATAATATGAAAATGCTTAAAAATAAACATGGTCTAACGGTTGTCAGTTCAAATGAATTCCGCTTTTTTGATAAATTGAAGCACGAAAAAGGTATATATGAAGTAGACCTGCAAGAAAAAGAATTGCATATGGCATGCAACCTCAGACAACGTGGATTGGTACTTAAAGTAAATGACAATGGCAAAACGAAATACAAAATCTACCCTCAACAAGAAACTCTCTAAGAAGAAAAAAGCAGAATTAGTCAATAAACTTGATAATGCTGTTAAGAGTATAAGCAAACGAAACCTTTATTTTGTTAGTGGTAATAAAGACAGATATTTTTCTGTAGTTGACAGCACAACTAAAAAGCCAATTTTTAAAGAGATACCTATTTCAGAAGCGGCTCAGTTGATTGTTAGACTTTGCAATACTACATCAAAAACAAAAATCAATAAAGTTAAAGGTACTATAGAAAATCTTTTGATTAAAAATGGTAACGAATTAAACAAACATATAAATGACTTATTCTTTTACAACCATACAATTAGAACAACTAAAGACATGAATAAACTAATTATAACAGAAGCAAGAAAGGATATGTCTCTTAATTATTACTATAAAGTCAAAGATGATATGATTTGCCAAATCCAAAACCAGTTCACAGAAGTAATCGATTATAAAAAAATGTAAATTTTTTGATGTTTTTGATAAATACATTTAACAATTATAATTTTATCGGGAATAATTATGAGAATTACAAATTTCAAAAAAACAGGTAGTGCTAAGTTTAAAGAACTTAATCAGTACCTCAAAGAAAATCACGGTGTTAAAATCACTGGATTTCATTCTAGAAATAAACTAGAAAACGTAAGAGAACAGGCTGAAAGCCATGTTGTTAGATTAAGAAATACTAACAAGAAGTTTAACTTAGATCCAGAGTATGCAAAGTACTTAGGTGTTAAAGACGTTATTGATGTCATGCTTGAAGAAGGTATGTATGTTGAAAGTCCTGCTATGCAAGAAATGAAACAAATGATCAATGATGGTATTCAACAACTTATGGATTCAGGCTATACAGTTGACGAAGCAAGTTCAGAGTGTATGAATAGATTCAGACAAGATTCCCGATTTGCACATGACGATGAATTTGTTTTACCAATCGTACTTAAAGCGGCTAAAGATTATATGGAAGCCTGTGGTATGAAATCAGAAGATGCTCCACAATTCCCATCAACCGATATCAATGAATACTTGTTCCAAGAGATGGCTAGAGAAGTTGGAATGGAATTAGACAATGTAGATACACTAAAAGCAATTGAAGAAAAACTAGGCATGTTTGCAGAAGTAAGTGGCAAAAGCAGAGATGCAGTTGTTGGCTTCTTAAACGGTTTAGAAGAAGATGCAGTAGGCGGCGGAATTCAAATGTTTGGTAAAAAAGTTGCAGAACAAAACAAATTTACAGGTGCTAGAAAAGATGCTATTGCACAAGGTAAAGAAGAGTTTGAAGTAGACGGTGAAACTTACAAAATTACAGGCGATACTAAAGACGAAAAGAAACAAGCAAAAGAAAGCATGTTTGATGACATCATCGATGACATGATTTCAGAATCAACTGTTGAAGAAGCAGAAGTTGTAATGGCGGCAAGAGCATTAAGTGATGATATTCAAGATCAAATTGAAAGACTTGGTAGAATGCAAAATGAAGATATTCCTGCTATTGCTGATCAGATGAGAGCAGAGTTTGGTGCAGAGGCGGCCCAAAGTTTTGGTAACGCCATGAATGCCGCTCTAGAGGCTCACTTAGGTAATTCTAAATCTACTAAAGCAGAGATGGACAATGCTATTGGAACTATAACAGGCGAAGCACCTGCAAGTGCTCCAGCAGGTGATATGGGTTTAGGTGAACCTGAAGCACCAATGGATATGCCAGCAGATGACATGTCAATGGATGCACCAGTAGATAACGTACCAGCCGCGGCAGGACCAGAGGAAGAGCCACTAGGTAGAGCACCAGTAGAGGTGTAACATGAAAATATCTGAAGTATTGCTATTTGAAGCATACTTTGATGATCTTAAAGTAGCAGTACTTGATAGATTAGCACAGTTTGTAGGCTCAGACAAAAACGAAATATCCACAGAAGAATTTAGAGATGCTCTAGCAAGTGACGGTTTTCTAATGAGTGCCGAAGAACTAGTTAAGGCTTTAGATCAAATGGACGTAGTACAAAGTGCAACAATTGATACTATTACACCTAAAGGCAAAATACCAAATGATATGGTTGACCCAGAACAAGAATTAGACCAAGTTGATGTTGGTGCTATGGCTGGCGACCAGGCTATGTCTGCCGTTAAAGACAACCTCCCACAATAACTAACAAATAAATATTGTTCATGACTTTTAAAATACCCAAGGAAATGCCTTGCAATTTTTGTATTGCACCGTTTATATCCACAAGGCCGGACGTAAGACATCAGAACAGTCCTTGTGCCTATGGTGCTTTAGATATTAAACAACCACAACTAAATGCCAAAAAGAAATGGCATAGTGAAGAACTAAACAATCTCAGACAACAATTTATAAACAACGAACAGCCAGATGCCTGCAACAGGTGTTGGTTTGAAGAAGAGGCTGGCAAAAGCAGTTTAAGACAACGTTTATTACAGTATCAACCTAATGCATATCAAGATTTAATTATCACTGGTAGGTGGTACGATGGTCCTTTATCTATTACATTCAAGTCCAGTAATGTTTGTAACCTAGCATGTAGAAGTTGCGGTGCTCATGACAGTAATCAGTTTGATAAAGAAGGTGCTACATATCTAAAAGAATACAACAATAGAGGACAATACATAGCAAATCACAAACCAGAGCATGTCAATATGATAGACTATATAACTATTTGCGACAATTTACGACATTTAGAATTCTTTGGTGGTGAACCTTTATTAAACATTACACAATTTGAACTACTAGAACATTTAGTTGAATCAGGCAGAAGTAAAGATATAACATTGTATTACAACACCAACGCAACTAACACACCCACAGAACGTTTACAACGAGCATGGAAAGAATTTAAAAGTATAGAAATAAGTTGTAGCATTGATGGTATCAAAGATAAATTTGAATATTTAAGATATCCAGGTAAGTGGAGTACACTAGAATCAACTTTAGATAATTTACAAAATATGAACTTAGGTATTCCTACAAGGATAGTAGGCAACATGACTACAAGTATTACTAATGTATGCGACACAACAGAAATTTATGAATGGCAAAAAGAAAGGTTTGGTGAGTATCCGTACAACTCCATGGTTGACATGCCATCTTATATGAGCATAAAGAATATACCAGATGAATACAAAAATCAAATCAGTTCACATCTAAGTATGTCTGAGGTCAGAGATTACTTGAATATAGATATACAATATCCAAATGCATTCAGAGAATGGATTAAATGGATGAAAAGAATGGACAAGTATAGGGAACAAAACTTTATAACCACATTCCCTAAACTATATAATATAATCAAAAAAGATTGGGATTCAGTTATTGACTTAGCAGATCCTAGACCAGACTTTGATATATTTGGTGCCATGTCTGCCGTTAAAGACAACCTCCCACAATAACTAACAAATAAATACAAGCATGGATGATAGATTACTTCGTGCGGCTCAGCATATTGACAAAGAATACTTTGAACAATTTAATGTAAGTTACCCAGAAATGGCACTTAAATTTAATAAGGCTATTACTAGAGGTGGCGATCCTGATAATTACAAAGACGAAGACTTGTTAGAAACTACACTACAGATGCGTAGAGAACAAAAAAACGAGTATACAGTACAAGCAGAAAAGTTACCAACCGAAGTTCCTTATTTAAGTTTAGATGTTGCAAATGAGCAAATAGAAGATTTAAAAATGTCACTAAGTAGCCCAGCATTTACTAAAGACTTTGATGAGAATATACTTGATCCTATAACCAAACGTTTGTATAAACGTGTACAAGAACAAACATACAAGTATAAAGAATTACTTAACGTCGATAAACAAGGCTGGTATGATCAATTTCCTAAATTTACATACAGATTAAACAAACAAGGAAGTCGTAATAATTTTGATTTTGAAGATCTAACAGAAAATGAATTCATACCTGTGTTTGGCGATAGCAATACTGTTGGTATGGGTTTGCCCGTTAGTGAACTTTGGCACAGTAAATTAAATGAAGAATTGCCAATCTACAATGCTGGTGCTATATGTGGAAATTTAATGGATGCATATATGCTATTAGTGTCTATGTATAAAACTAAAAAGTTTAAAAAAACATATATTTGCATTCCGCATTCAGATAGATTCTCAGCAGTTTCGGATAACGGCATCATCGAAGGCTTAACTCCAGCAAAACATTGGTTTCTAAAGCAGTTTGAACATTCAGACATTGTTTTAAATAACAATACAAGACAGATGTATAGATGGGTAGCATTACAAGGCATTATAAATTTTTGTTTATTAAACAACATTGAAGTACGTTTATTTGATAAAAATACTTTTGCTACTGTTACTTGGTGTACAGAAAATGAATTATATGTTCCTAACTGGATGTTTGTATTTAAAAATATGATCAAAGGCGTTAAATTAGTAAATGAATGCAATGCTGATATAACACAATGGCCTAAACATGTTGCTAGAGACCATCAACACTTTGGTACATTATGGCACGATAAAATAGCAGAATATATGTTGACAACTAAAGCAATATAGTATATAATATACATTGAGGACAAATACATGTTAGTAGAAAAGTTTGAATACCCAACACTAAAAAGGGTTACAGCCAAAAATGGTCAAAGACAATATACTGGTGATGATGATCAACCAGTGCCAAGTGTAACCACTGTATTAGGTGATACCGGTGATAAAACAGCACTAATGAATTGGCGTAAACGTGTAGGCGATGCTGAAGCAAACCGTATAAGCAGAGAAGCCGCAGGCCTAGGTACTAAAGTACACAATGCATTAGAAAAATATGTGCTACAAGAAGAGTATGAAATTTCAGGTAGTAACCATATCAGTATAATGGCTAAATCAATGTTAGAAGAAATGATAGCAAAAGGTTTAAGCCAAGTAGATGAAGTATGGGGTGTTGAAGTAGCCTTAATTGCAAAAGGCTTATACGCAGGTACAAGCGATGCAGTGGGTATGTTTAACGGTGTTGAAAGTATTATTGACTTCAAGACTGCTAAAAAGATCAAGAAGCGTGAGTGGATTGAAGATTACTTTATGCAAGGTTGTGCATACGCATTAGCACACAATGAAATGTTTGGCACAAAAATTAAACAAGTTGCTATCTTAATGGTAGACAGAGAAGGCAAGTATGCAGACTTTGTTATCGAAGGTGACGAGTTTGAAGAATATTGTGGGAAATGGGCAGACCGTCTAGCTCAGTACTACAATAAGATATGATTTCAAAAGAAATACATTTAAAATATAAACTATCTCAACATGTATCGGAATACGATTTTAACATTGTTGATGTAGAATTGCCTGAAATAGAATTAGGTGAATTTTTAGTTAAAAATTTATATTGTAGCACTGATCCTTTTATGCGATCAAATATGTCGTTTGAAGGTGGGTTCTTTAGAATGGAGCCTAATGCTCCTCTGTATGGAGAGTCTATTGGCATAGTTGAAGAAAGTAAATGCAGTGATTATCCAGTAGGAACTTATGTATGGCATAATAAAGGCTGGAGAGAATATGGTATATGTAAAGATACTACAGCAATACTTAAAGTTCAACCAGACTTAGATAGTTTAGATGAATCACTTATACGTTTTGCAACAGCATTTAGTCTAGTTGGTAGGACATCATACTACAGTATGACTAATGTATGTAATATTCAACAAGGAGATGTGTTAGGAATAGATGGAGCAACTGGAGGTGTAGGACATCTAGCAGTACAGATAGCAATATCTAAAGGTGCAAAAGTTTATGGTATTACTAGTACTGATGAAAAAGTATCAAAAATAAACGAACTTGGTGGTATTGGTATTAAAGTTTTACCTAATTGGCCACTGCAAAAAAAATTAAAAGCATACAATGATATAGGTGAAAAATTTGATTATTACCATGCTAATGTTGGTAATGATTATACATTAGCAGGATTACAAAATCTAGCATACGGCGGAACTCTTGTATTATGTGGAGCAATGAAACATTACAATGATGCTACTCATGGTCCTGGTCCAAATCTAGGTGCGGTGATCTACAATGATGCAACAATACGTGGTTGTAATTTTTCAGCAAAAAACACTACCTTTGGTAATGAATGGAATCAAGAACTACAAAGTTTCTTTAATAAAACCAAAATTAAATGTTTAAGTACACTAACACATGGTTTAGAAAGTATGCCGGCACAATTTGTAGGCCATTTTAACGGATTTAAAGACAGTATTGGCAAAAGGCTATGTAAGATATAATCCCTAATTTGCTTAAAGTGATAAATACTATTTAAATAGTATTTGGAGATTACATAGTGTCACACCAAGACGATGCAAATTTAAAAGTTATAATAAGTAGAATCCAGCAAAGGCGAGGTCTTAAGCAAGATCTTCCTCAGCCTCTACGACCTGGAGAAATTGGTTTTGCTACAGACAGCAGACAAATTTATATTGGTGCTGATACAAGCGATCCTGTAAGTAATAATTATAATAAAACAGTAGTATTTGAGACAACACAAAATGCTCAAGACTCTACAATAGCATTGGCTAACAGTCAAATACTAAAATTTGAAGTTCCTCATATTAGATTTCCCAAAGGTTCTAACACTTTTGATGGTGTAAGCAAGTCAGCAAGTTGGAGAGCAAATACAAGTTCTACATATACTATTTCAACTGGTGCATCAACAACTAGAGAAACATTTGGTAATGAAATAACTGGAAACACAAGTTCTATTATAAATCAAAATATCTCCAATCAAAGATTTCAAGCCAATGATATTAAAGTTATCATTGATGGTGTTGCTCAAACAGGTGACAACGATGGAACAAATGCAAACGTAAATGCCGCATTTGATTACAACTTTGTAAGTGGCAATGTATTAAGTGATGACCATACATTGTATATGAGAACAGCACCAACTAACAGTCAAGATGTAAGTATTACATATTATGGTAATACTCAAGTAATACATTTGCTAACAGCAAGTGGTATTGTTACTAACGGTTCAAGTACACAAGGTTTTTATACAGCAAAAGGTATTGAAGATTGGCAACAATTAAATCATGAATACATTTTAGTAAATGATGAAACAGGTACTGGGTGGTTAGGTTTAGAGACTAAACATTTAGATGTTGTCGCTGGACTAGGTAGTGGTTCAGTAAGTAATGTAAGTTTAATTACAGCAGGTGGTGTAATTGGTGTAAAGAATCCTTTGGACCAAGCATTGTTTGGTGGTAGTCCAACTTATAATGCATCTACATATACAGGCACAGTTGCAACTGCTACTGCAAATACTACAGCAATTACATTTAATACAGGCTCAACTGTATTAGATTTAAACGGTACAAAAACAACAGGTACTAATTCTTTTATATGGGTAGAAGGCACTAGTCCAAGTAGTAATACAGCAATTGGTTGGTTAAATCAAAAATTACTACCTATTTCAAGTGCAAACGCAAGTACAACATTTACAGTAGATGTTCCTGCTAATGCTTTTGTTTCAGGTCAAACTGTAAACAATGTAACTATTAGTGGTAGTGATTTAGTAGTAGATATTACTGGACTAAGTGGTTCAGTTTCAAATGGTGACAAAGTTAAATTTAATGGTAATGCAGAAATTGGTTCAAGTGAATATATAGTAGATAACGCAAGTAGTACATCATTTACTGTACCAGATCCAGGTTTAAGTGCCAACATAACAACAGGTCTTACATTTATCAATTTTAAAACCAATACCGGTGAAGTACAATTATACAGTCAAAATCATGGATTTGCAAATGGCGACAGTATTACAGTTAGTGGTTCAGATGACACAGCGGAAATAAACGATGCGGCTTTTACAGTCTCAGATAGTCAAACAAATACGTTTGTTATTACACCAACAAGTGCTGTAGGACCTAATACTGCAATAAATGGTACTAGTGTTGCTGGTAGTGTATCACCAGAACTTCCTGCAAGTATTGTATCAGGTGATAATATGGTTATCTCTCCAGGTAGATATATTAGTTTAAGTGGAGAAACAACACTTAATGGTGCTATACAAAAAGTAAATACTGACGGCGACTGGATTAAGATGAGTCTAATTCCTGACAGTACTGATAAAACTTATGTAAGAAGTTCCGATCAAAAAGAATACTTATTATTTAATGATCCAGCAGATGGAATCAGCACATGGGCTAACGTAGGTATAGATTTAAGTACATCAACAAATAATAGATATTTAAAACAAAATACAACTGTTAAAGCAAAACTTGAAGAATGGTTAGAAGGTTTATTTGCAGACCAAGGTGACAGACATAATATTTTAAGTAATGTTTATGTAAACTCTCCATTTGTTAGTTCAACATTTGGTACTTACAACCTAGACGTAAATAGTACAACAGGCGAAATTGATTTTGATGGTCATGAAGAATCCGGCAACTTCTCTGAAATAGTAAATAAATTATATTTTGATAAAACAGATTCTAATATTAAAGGACTTGCAACAATCAAAACAAACATTGAGTTATTGACTACAGAAGCTCAAGAGGCTCGTTCAAGTACAATTGAATACAGTGAACCAAATGAATTGTTGTTAGATACTTCTTCACCAAATACAGAAATTGTTGTATCTTCATTAGGAACAGATTCAAGTATTATAGATACTATGATGTTTGACTATGTTCTAGATGCAAGAATGCCAGGTGGTGATTTTTACAACAAAGTAGGTACATTACAATATGTTGCCAACCCATTAGCAGATGGTGGAAATGGTTCAGTTGTTATAAATGATATTGGTACTGAATTTGCAGACACTGGTGTAGATATAAATGACGGTGTTAAGTTCACTGGTGCTATATCAAGTGGTACAGTATCAATTAGTTCTAATATATCATTATCCCCAACTCCTAGTAATGTTACAATGAAATATATTACTAGAAGATGGAAATCCTACTAAGACAGGATCTTAAATGTTTGAAAAACACACTACAGTTGCGACTAGATTAGAACAATACAGAGAGTTACGAACAAGCAAACTTTCAAAATCCAAAATACTCGAGCACTTCGGAGAAATAAAACCACGTTCTAGATATATAGATTATTGGACTCCTAAGTCTTGGCCAAAGCCGTTTGAAATACTAGAGCATGGCTATTTTTGTAGTACGGGCATATCTATATTATTGTACCAATTACTCGGACATTTAGATTACCTAAATCCACATGAAACAGAATGGAAAGTGATAAGTAATAACATGAATGGATTTGATGGTGCAGTCTTTATACATGATAAGAACATGTACAATCTAGATACCTCAAAACCAGTTCCAATGGACATAGCAGGTGACTACTATGTTGAATTGACCACTTTAAAAAATTTATATATACCGATAATTTAATTATTGACATTGTAATACGATAGTGTTATAATGTGGAACACACTTTGGATAAAAACACATGCAAGTAGAAAAAAGAGACGGCAAACTAGAAGACATAAACATAGACAAGTTGCATAAGGTAGTTGCGTATGCATGTGAAGGTATCACTGGTGTAAGTGCAAGTGAAGTAGAAATCAATTCTCAAATACAATTCTTTGAGTCAATTAAAACAGAAGACATCCAAGAGACTCTTATCAAGAGTGCCGCTGATCTTATTTCAGAAGAAGCACCTAACTATCAATATGTTGCCGGTAGACTGATCAGTTATCATTTGCGTAAGCAAGTATATAATACATTTGAGCCTCCGTGTTTGTGTGACATTATTCAAGAAAACGTTGATGCCGGAATGTATGATGCAGAATTTTTAGAACTATATACAAAAGAAGAAATCAACGAATTACAATGTTTTATAGATCATAACAGAGACGAGTATCTCACTTATGCGGCTATGGAACAATTCCGTGGTAAGTACCTAGTGCAAAATAGAGCAACAGGTCAAATATATGAAACACCACAAGTTGCCTATATGATGATTGCGGCAACATTATTTGCAAAATATCCTGCTGATACAAGAATGAAATATATTAAAGGATACTATGATGCAATTAGTATGTTTAAAATTAGTTTACCTACACCAGTCATGGCAGGTGTTAGAACACCGCAAAGACAATTTAGTAGTTGCGTACTAATTGAAACAGATGACAGTTTAGATAGTATCAATGCTACAGCAAGTAGTATTGTAAAATACGTTAGCCAAAAGGCAGGTATCGGCATTGGCGCCGGAAGTATAAGAGCAGTAGGCTCGCCTATTAGGAGTGGAGACGCAACTCACACAGGAGTTATCCCCTTCTATAAACTATTCCAATCAGCAGTTAAGTCATGCTCACAAGGTGGAGTACGTGGTGGTGCGGCAACACTATACTATCCTATTTGGCATTTAGAAGTAGAAGATTTATTAGTATTAAAGAATAACAAAGGCACAGAAGACAACAGAGTACGTCATATGGATTATGGTGTACAATTTAATAAACTGATGTATGAAAGACTCATCAGTGGTGAAAACATCACATTGTTCTCGCCACATGATGTGCCAGGACTATATGATTCCTTTTTTGCAGATCAGGATAAGTTCAAAGAGTTATATGAAGCGGCTGAACGTAAAACAAGTATTAGGAAAAAGACTATTCCTGCTATTGATTTATTTTCGTCGTTTGTACAAGAAAGAAAAGACACAGGTAGAATATATCTTATGAATGTAGACCATGCTAATACACATGGTTCATTTATAGAAGACGTAGCACCAATTAAACAAAGTAATTTATGTTGTGAAATTGATCTACCTACTAAACCTTTAAGTAATACCGATGACCGAGAAGGTGAGATATCTCTATGTACTTTGAGTGCAATAAATTGGGGTGTCATAAAGAAACCAGAAGACTTTGAAAAAATTTGTGATCTGGCTGTAAGAGCATTGGATGAACTTTTGGATTACCAAAGTTATCCTGTATTAGCCGCCGAACTTAGTACTGAAAAGAGACGCCCTCTCGGTGTCGGCATTATCAACTTTGCATATTGGTTAGCAAAAAATGATACTAATTATCAGGAGCCTAACTTAGAATTGATTGATGAATGGGCAGAAGCATGGAGTTATTACTTGATCAAAGCAAGTTCAAACTTGGCTATCGAGAAAGGCAATATACCGGGTGCAATAGAAACTAAATACGGACACGGTATTACACCTAACCAAACATATAAGAAAGATGTTGATGAATTGGTTAAACACAAAGAACGTATGGATTGGAAGGGATTGCGTAAGCAGTTAAAAGAAACTGGTATTCGTAATTCAACATTGATGGCACTTATGCCTGCTGAAACATCAGCACAGATTAGTAACAGCACAAACGGTATAGAACCACCACGTAGTTATGTAAGTATTAAGCAAAGCAAACATGGTGTGTTAAAACAAGTAGTTCCTGGATACCCAAGACTTAAAAACAAGTATGATTTACTGTGGGACCAAAAGTCACCAGAAGGATACTTAAAGATTATGGCTGTATTACAAAAATATATTGATCAAGGTATTAGTGTAAATACATCATATAATCCAGAACACTTTGAAGATGAGAAAGTTCCAGTAAGTGTACTAATTAAAGACATCTTAACTTTTTACAAATATGGTGGAAAGCAGATGTATTATAATAACACGTTTGATGGTCAAGGTGAAATAGACATAAATAAAGACACTACAGAAACAGTAGAAGTAAACATGGTGTCATCTTTAGATGATGACGATTGCGAGAGTTGTAAAATATAATGACAGTTTTTAACCCTAACAGAAAAACAAAACACACAGAATCTAAAATGTTTTTAGATAAAAGTGGTTCAGTGGATATTCAAAGATTTGATACACTTAAATATAAACAGTTTGATAAACTAACTGATAAGCAGTTAGGATTCTTTTGGAGACCAGAAGAAGTAGATATTTTACGTGATGCAACTGACTTTAAAAATCTTTCCGATCATGAACAGCATATCTTTACAAGCAATTTAAAAAGACAAATATTACTAGATAGTGTACAAGGACGTTCACCTAATCTTGCTTTCTTGCCTATAGTAACTCTACCTGAGTTAGAAACTTGGATTGAAACTTGGGCATTCAGTGAAACAATTCACAGCAGAAGTTATACACATATTATCAGAAACGTATATGCAGATCCTAGTAAAATATTTGATGAAATGCTTGACGTTAAAGAGATTGTAGATTGTGCTGATAGTATTACTGCTAATTACGATAAACTCATCGAATACAACCTGTTAAGACAACAAGCAAGTAAAAAGTACGATGAATACGAACACAAAAAGGCTTTATGGTTAGCACTAATGAGTGTAAACATCTTAGAAGGTGTACGTTTTTATGTATCCTTTGCATGTAGTTGGGCATTTGCAGAACTTAAAAAGATGGAAGGTAATGCTAAAATTATCAAACTTATTGCTAGAGATGAAAACGTTCACTTAGCAAGTACACAACAAATGCTAAAGATTTTACCACAAGACGATAAGGACTTTGCAAAAATAGAAAAAGAAACATACGAGCAATGTACACAAATGTTTGTTGATGCTGTAGAGCAAGAAAAACAATGGGCAGACTATTTGTTCAAAGACGGAAGTATTATTGGACTCAACGCAGAACTACTAAAGCAGTATGTAGAGTTTATTGCTGGTAAAAGAATGCATGCCGTTAGACAAGAAAAGATTTATAATACTGGTACCAACCCTTTACCATGGACACAATCATGGATAGCAGGTGGTAGTGTACAAGTAGCACCACAAGAAACTGAAATCAGCAGTTATGTAATTGGTGGTACTAAACAAGATGTAGAACAAGATACATTTAAAGGATTTAGTTTATAATGCCAGGTGTAACAAAAGTATCAGCCAATCAAGCCAAGGGTGCTATATTAGGACCTGGTGCTTCTACAGTTTTTACTGAAGGACAACGCACTACTTTACTTGGTGATAGAGTTGCTCCTCATGGCAAGCCACCACATACATCACCAACAATGGTAGAATCTAGCAAAACAGTATTTGCTCAAGGTAAACCAGTTGTAAGATCAGGTGATTCCGCAACTTGTGGACATGCCGCTAACGGTTCTAGTACCGTATTTGCTGGCTAAATTAGCCTACGCAATAATAAATATTCTACATGCTTATTATACAATTTGTTGATCCTATAAACATATCTACGTTTCCTGTCGATATAATACAATCTTTTAAACATGACACATATCTAATAGATTGCCAAATCAACGAATATGAGACTATAAATTACATTACAGCAAACTACCCTGTTTTAAACATGCAAAACAACGAAGATGTTGCTTATTTCGGTGGTTTAAACGCACATACACCGTCTTACACGCATGTTTTATTAGAAGATACACTTGCGCCACTCATTGAAAAATTAGACCTGTTAGAGACGCAAATACCACAAATATTGTGTTTTGACTGGCAAATAGACCGTAATTATATACTAGATTATCGTATAAAACAACTGATTAAAGCAGGTAATATAGTAGTTTGTTCCGGTGGAAACGAGGATTTGCCACTACTAGATCTTAGTCCTGTAGCAGTTGATGGAGTATTTAGAGTAGGTGGAGATTTGCATAATGGACACTATGCTAATTGGATTGATGTTTATGATTTTATTGTACCTGATGTACCAAACAGCAATGAAGCAGTACACATTGTTTGTGAAAAATTAGTTACTAAAGAATTACAATTAGAATATGATTTAGATTTTTATAGTGAGAGCAATGTAAAAAGTGCTCCATGGCCAAGACGTTTAGTAAAGACTCCAGAAAAATTAAACAAAGTTTATGAATTTTTGCCAGTATCAAATTTGAGATATTTTGCTGGTGAACATTTATTGCCAGTTAGGCCAGGTGACACAGTAGAAGTTAAATATGGTTCTTGTGAATTGGAAGATTTTGTAAATGCAGAAAGCATTACAGTAGATAAAGACCTACCACGTGGTATTACCTTTAACACTGATAGTGGTTGGATGTATGGCACATTTAAATTTAAGAAAGATTTGTTTCACAGATTTGTAGTTAGATTTAATGATCAAAAATTTGAATACCATATTATAAGTTGCGATGCAGATAACAAACTAACATACGAAGATGTAAAACAAAAGTATTACAATCAACCATACGATGCACCACCATTTACAATTAGAGAATATTGGGTACCAATGGCAAGACCTGTAAAACTTTTAGAACCAGGTGATCCGTTTATTAGAACTTATAATTTAAATGACTATCATTTGTACAGAGGTGTAAAATGAGAGGAGTAACGTTTAGCGAATTTGGAGGAGGCAAGCCAGTTGATATGTTTGTACACGCACCAAAAACTATTCCTGGTACTCCTATGCAAGAAGCAATAAGAACTGCAAAATCAATTAGAGAAAAGTACACTAAAGATTTATATGTATGGTGTGATTATAGTGTGCAACACATGTATTCTCAAATAGCCATGCAGGCATTTAAAATGGCAGGCATAGAATTTAAAGCGGCTATACCTTTACTTAGTAATGATTTAAGTAAAAGAGAAAACGATTGTACTATTGCATATTGTGAGAAACATAATATAACATATGAATTATTTTATATAGATGTGCCTGAATTATTTAATGGACCAGACCTTGAATACTATGGTGAAAAGTTTCCTACAACACAACCACAAATGACTATTGCTGGTAAGTTTTTTGATATGTTACCAGATTGCTGTATTGTGTATCCTGGTTTTATGATGCACGTGAGTACAAGTGATTGGACTAGAAGTAAAAATAATGGCTTTATGCCTTTTGTACCTCATGAAACACAAGAACATGCCGCAACAGTATTTGGTAAAGAGTATACTAATTTCCAAGAACATTACGTAGATATGTACAGCAGTTGGATGTTTACACAAAGTTATGGAGAAGTATTAAAATCAGCAACGCAAGAATTTGTAGATAATGCCCCACATAGATATTATCAATATGAAATGCGTACTATAAAACAAGCAGGGTTTGATATAAAACCCACAACACAAAAACTAATTGGCATTGAAATGCTCAAAAGTTTTTTCGGTCATGATAAATACGATATAGCATTCAGACAAAGATTAGCACCATTTTCTCCTTTGACTCTGAAGTATGCGAGTCTACAGTACACAGTTAAAGTAGACACTAAACTTAAAGAGATGTTAGAACATTATCATGAAGAGACTTTTGAATTCATTGACAAACTTTTTTAAAAACAAAGCAAAAGCCAATTTCTGGCTATACACATTACCAGTACATTTCTTAGGCCTAGTAGGATTAGGTGCCATGGCTTATTTTGGAGACTGGAATTATCTACTACATACGTTCGTCTTTTATTTCCTTTTTGGCTGTATTGGAATGGCTGTTGGCTTACATAGATACTGGGGTCATGCCGCATTTGAAATGCCTAAATGGAAAGAACGTTTTGTAACACTTATGGGTGTATTCAATGGCTATGGAAGTATTTTTCCATGGGTTATGGTACACGAAAAAGGACATCATGTCCACAGCGATACTGAGGAAGATCCACATACACCAAACAAAGGAATGTGGTATGCTTTTTTAACATGGCACAAAGAACAAAAATATTTTGATCAACACGTTAGTAGAAGAGTGTTAGTAAACTATGTGAGAAGAGGTTTTGTAAACGATAAGTTTTATCAAATACTAAACGATTATCATATGGCAATAAACTATGGTACACTTATACTGATAGCACTACTGTTCGGTTGGAAAGTAGCACTATACGGTTTTTGGATGGGCATATGGTTTACACTTTTAAATACTAGTACTGTAACAGCATTCAGTCACAAGAAATGGTTTGGTTACAGAAATTTTGAAACAAAAGACAATAGTGTAAACAATAGAGTTGGAGCAATACTAACTTTTGGTGAAATGTTACATAACAATCATCATAGGTATTGGAAAGCAACAAACAATAGTCAACACTGGAGTGAAATAGATATAAGTGGTTTAGTAATTGAACGACTGAGAAAAAGATGATATTTTACTTACTGTTTATACCCATTACAATACTAAGTTTTATCTGGAGCCTTATCTATGGCTCTACAGAACTTTGGTTAGCAACATTATTCTTTACAACATTATATAGTGGGTATGGAATTGTAGTTGGATACCATAGATTACATAGTCATAAAAGTTTTAAAACTTGGGAACCTATGAGAAAGTTTTTATTATATTTAGGTTGTCAAGGAGCACAAGGCTCGCCAGTAACATGGAGCCTAATACACAACAGAAGTCATCACGCACATACAGATACAGATAAAGATGTGCATACTCCTACAAAAGGATTATGGTATGCATTTGCAGGATGGATTTTTCATAAAGAAAATCATAGATTTGCACAACAAGAAATTTTTAAAGTAAAAAAGATTTTAGATCCTTATTCAATTTGGTGTCATAGAAATTATTACTTTTTAGTAATTTTAAATTTAGTAATTATAGGTTTAATAACTATATGGTGGCATGACGGAAGATATTTACTTGCAAGTTTAAATGCAAGTTATTTAAGTTTAGTTATTAGTGGAATAGTAAACGTATTTGGACATACACCTATTAAAGGTTTGACGTATGCAACTACTCCAATGAAAAATAACAGTACAAACAATCCTTGGTTAGCATTATTTACATGGGGTGAAAGTTTACATAACAATCATCATGCTAAACCTAGAAGACTAAACTTTAATACTAAATGGTACGAATTGGATGTAGGAAGATGGTTGATCTCAACAGTAAAAAAATCTTAAGAACATTTTTTGATGGTAAAATAGGTTGTATAAAATACGACAATGACTGGTTGCCTCAATTAGAAGAATTTTGTAGTGTTGCAAAAGATTTAGGATATGTCAACAACGCATCTCCAGAAGCAATGAAAGTCGATGAAATACAATATCATTGTATGATACATATTCCAACTAAAAAAATATATGCAGTTGCCGGTGTACAGTATATGCCTGAGTACAAAGAAGGTTACTATAGAATTTGGACTAGACTTAGTAGAATACCAAATCCTGATATACCAATGACAACAACAAGAAGATATGGTAGAGGTGAAATGCCAGAGTTTGATGGCTTACTATATTTTAATTGTGAGTGGGCAACACAACAGCCTAACTTTAAAGCAACCTTTGGAACAACATTAGCCAATAAAGCATACGCAGATAATTATGTTAAAACAGCAAATACTATTACAGATTATGTTGCAAAAAATTGGTGGAAACGTAAAGGTATAGCAGAACCAGAAGGCATTACAGAATTTTATGCAGTACCACAAGTAGTGTGGCGTATGCACTTTGACAAATTTAAGGACTTAGCAAAATGAAAAATATGAAACGAGTACTATTCTCTGTAGAGAGTACTAGAAATATTTATTGGGACAATACTCCAATAACAGTAGGATGCCAATTGGTAATACCTAATAAATTTGAGGGCGATCAACCTTTGTGTATTGTAAGTCATGGTTCAGGTGGATTAGGTAGCGATACAGATTTATTTGTAAATAGTTTAGCGGCACAAGGTATAGCAACATTATGTGTTGATAGTTTTACTGGTAGAAGTATGGAAGCCATTGGCTGGAATGACTTTAGTGGATATGTAAGTCCTAGAATGAGAGCATTAGAAACAGTCCAAGCATACAAATATTTAAAAGATAATCAAGAACTAATGTTTGCTGGTTTAGATCTAGACAGAGTAGCATGTGTTGGTTTTAGTTGGGGAGCAGATTCAATGGCAAATGTTTTTGCACATCACAAAGATGATATTCCAAAAGAAACATTCTTTGCATTATGTTATGGTAATTTGTGGCCTTTCGAGGAAGAATTTTATAACGCAAAAGATTTTGATGTAACTGTATATCACGGCACAGAAGATAATTGGACTAGTCCGGAAAGAGGCAAACAATTTTGTGATGAGACAAACAGTAAATTTGTAGAATTCTTTGATGTTGTACACGGATTTTGTAAACCAGGATACGACAAACAAGAAGTTGCAAATGATGTAATAGTAAATTATCACGCAGAATTTCCAGTACCAACTAGATTAAGAGATGTGTTTGGTTGGATTCAAAAAGGTAAAGTTTGGAAAGATACTGATTGGCTCCGGGTAGATGCAAAATTGGCTTACGACCAAATGGCAACAGAACGTGTGCTAGATGATATCATAGGAAAATTAAAAAATGCATAGAATGGTATTTGCAGGTTGTAGTTTTACCCACAGTGGAGATAGTTGGGCATATCAACCACAACCAAAAAATAAACCACATGTTGAAGAGATTGATCATCCTAGTGAACCTTGGGGAGATTATTTATTAAGAGAGCAAAGTAAATTGGTAGAAAAAATATATGGTATTAAAAATGCTTTTGATCCAGAAACGTTTTGGGCAAACTCTCATAGACTTCCAGAAGAGCAGTATGAAATAAATATATTCGGAAGAGGCTCTAACAGCAATACTGACACAGCAAGATGTATTATGCACTTTATAGAAAACTATGAACATGATATAGACACAGTTGTAATGCAAATTAGTGGTTTTGCTAGAAGAGAATTATATACTGCTAGTGCAGACGCAATTGAACATGCTAATACTTTTTCTGGTTATATTTTTAATACTACAAATTATGATGATGCAACCTTTATAAAACACCATGGGTGCATAGATCTTAATGAAATTAAAAATGAAGAAACTAAAGATGCTCTTAGAACGGCATCAGCAAGATTTTATGCAGTTGCTGAGCAAGAAGAATACCACATAAGAGCAATAGAACAATTACAAAGTTTAACTAATTTTTGTAAAGTACATAATATTAAATTAGCATACTTTCATGGTTGGGATAATATACCCGAAAACACAACTCAATATTTTAATAAAAAATACTACAAGTATGTACAACCGTACTTGTTATCACAAGATAGCATAATAAGTTATGCACAAAAACATTTAGAAGAAAAATTTGTGTATGACATTATGACTCATAATGATGAACATGGTGGACATCCATGTCCATTAGCACATCAATTATTTTGGAACAATATTGTTTATCCTTTTGTAAAATAGAATAAATATACTGTATGAGCAGACTCATTTCAGTAAAAGGTCCACATACAACAGACCCAGATAGAGCAGTACACATACAATGGAGCATGGGTAATACATGTAACTATGAATGTGAATACTGTCCTACAACTCTACATAATGGTTCTAAGCCTTGGTTATCTACGGAATTGTATTTAGAAACTATACATAAAATATGTAAATATTATCGAGACAAAGGTAGACATTTACATTTTGAACTTATAGGTGGAGAGGTAACAACAATACCAGGGTTTGAGATTATACTTAAAACTATTGCGGAATACGGTGCTAGTGCTGTAGTTTACACTAATGGTAGTAGAACTGTACGTTGGTGGGAAGAGGCAAGAGAATACCTACAAGGTGTAGTGATAACATATCATCCACTTACAATGGACGAAGAGCATTTATTTGAAGTTGTTAAAACATTAAAAGGCTATTGTACTATAGATTTAAACATTGCAGGTATAGGTGGTCAAGTTATAGAACTAGGTGAAGTAGTAGATAGATTAAGAGAATTATTCAAAGACAATGCACAACAAAGTATATATGATGTAAACATTACAGTTAAAACAATGTATCAAAAGTACTTAGGTAACAACAACGAACAACAAGCACCATATTATTCTTACACTGATGAAGAATTAGAAATATTACAACGTCCAGGCGTAATACCCAGACCTCCGGAGCCACAACCGGAACAATCAAATGAACCAGATGAGACTGGGCATGAACGTTTTTGGGCAACAGAATTTTTATATGAAGATGGTAGTGTAAAGTATGTACAAAGTCATCAAATTATAAACGAAGGATTGAACTCTTTTAAAGGTATGAAATGCGAATTAGGTTATGATGGAATCAATATTGATATGAATGGAGAAATAATTAGTAGTTGGTGTGGTGCAAAAAGTTTTGGAAATATCACACAATTAGATTCTTGGCAGTTGCCAGACACTGAAACTGTTTGTCCTCATGAGTTTTGTAATAACCTAAATGACATCAGTATAACCAAAACATTGTAAAAATACCACATATTTAATTACTTTCAAAATAATTGTATAAATATCCCTTATAAGTAGATATAATATTTAGTTATAATATTCTCCCAAATATATTACTTCAGTTATATACTCTTATACTAAATGTTTACAATGATGTAGGCATAAACACTAGTACGACATGATTAGAAGTTTATTCACAATATGGTTAAGTATGTCTATTCAGACATCTGACAACCTATACGGTGCATTACGAAGTGTAAATCAGATTGTCGGCTGGGGCATTAGTAATGAGCGAAAAAAAATTAAATAGACTTAGAGATCACGTAGAAGTTGCGGCTCTTGGCTTAATATTTATTTTTAGTACTACTGCAATTACGGGGTAACAATGGGTTGGTTAGAGAAAGCAACATTAGATTTAAGTAATGCTCAATATGAACCTAACGTATCAAATATAGTCAAAGACTTTGTAATGGAGAACACTTGGAATACACCTTTTATAATTAAAACAGGTAATAACCAAGAAGTTAAACGCAAAGTACATGATGTTTTATATGATATGACATCTTATACGAAAGAAGATGAATGTGAATTTGAGGTAATAAATGTATAAAGTATTTTTAAAATACTGGATATTACCTTGGGCACCTATCCCTTACAAATAATATGAGTGAAACTAAAAATTACATAGAAGCAACACCAGAAGAAGTGCATGAATGGCAAAACGGTGGCGACTTTTTTATGACTGGCAATTTTGATGCCATGAAACTCTTTGTGGTTGTTCCAGCAGTTATTCAAGTAGTTGTATTTGGAATGATGTTAGCAGTCTTTTATTTTAACAGTTTTTTCTTTTAAAAGTGTTCAAGTCAATAGTTAAAGCACTTTTAGGAGTTGGAAAAAAACATGATAAACCATTTGAAATCACACCACGCAATGTACTTCTTTTTGCTATACTTCTTTGTTTCAGTTTTCTATCAATAGTACTATCCTTAATGGCTATCGCCAGTTTATTTTTAAAACCCTAACAAATAACTGATAAATAGAAGTATGAGCTTACCATACTATTTTGAAGTACCAGAACTTAAATTACCTTTTGACGTTTTACAGTATGTAGACGATGAAAAAGTAATGAAAGCAGACGACAGAGTAGACGATGGTAATCACAGTTATGTTGATAAATTAAAACGTCAAGAAGCAACCTCAATGGATGCTGGTTGGTATATGAGAGCATTTGGTAATACTGGAGGCACAGGACAAGGTGGCTACGGTGAAACACTTAGTGACGCAACTGGTATGTCAGAAGAACAACATCCAGATATGAGTAAGATTGTCAGAGAATGGGCAAATGACTTACTTAATATCAGAATGACAAGTTGTATGTTATTAAGAACATTACCAGGCAAAGACGGTTATTGGCATTGTGAAGGCCCACAGTTACGCAGTAGAAGATGTGCATTAAACTTTTTAGTTGAAGGCAATATAGGAAAAACTTCTGCACAATGGGGATATAATAAGAGTTGGGGTAACCTTCCGCCCGAACAAGTAGAACTTCAAGGATATGTAAAAAAAGAAGATGCAGATAATATAGAAGTACTCGACGAGTACGAATCACCTGAATTAAACACAGGATTTTTTTATAACACAATGTACTTACACAGAGGTACTAACTCAAATTCAGATGTACGAAGAAGTATATTAAGTATTTCAGTTGCGGAAAGTGTTGATATACAAGGAGTTTATAAACTATACCAAGCAGGAAAATTATTTAAATGAGTCCAAGAGATTTTTTACCCTACTATTTTGAAGTGCCAGAGATGCCACTCATACCTTTTGATGTAACAAAATACTTTACTACAGAATTGCAACGTGAAATAGCAATGCAAGATAACAAAAATCCAGAAGATTTAATGGATGGTGAATCAAGAAGCCAGAGTGCTAATTGGTATCAAAGTTATATTAAGGTAGAAGAAAATAGTCCTATGAACAAGAGGGACTTTAAAGAAGTCAATTTGTTCGAAGATGTAAATTTTGAATTATCAAAACTAATGAAAGAATGGTTACATGATACATTAAATTTAAAATTTACAAGTATACTTATGTTACGAACACCTGCAAATTGTAATAGCAGATGGCATTGTGAAGGCCCAGTATTTCATACCAGGCAATGTGCATTAAATTTTCCAGTATACGGTGATGCATCAGTTATGGAAGGTCAATGGGCAACGTTCCCAAGGTTTAAAGATGTAGATCCACGTGACAATGAAAAGCACGGATTTGTTACTAAAGATGATATGAAAGAAACAAACATACTTTGTCGTTGGGATAAACCAACAGTTCCTGCATTTTATAACACTATGATTTTCCACAGAGGTTATAACGAGTTAAGCAATAGGGATAGAGTTGTTTTGTCCTGTGCTGTGGAAGATTACTCCGATATAAATGTTTGTCACCGTAAATACAATAAAGGCAAATTATTCAAATAATTGATAAATAAGTGTATAACAGGCTTCAGCCGTATTAAAAATTGTAGGAGATAATGTGTCTAATAAAACACCTTATGAAATTAGACTGGAACTTATTCAAGAAGCTCGGCTGATACTTCAGGCTAAGGCAGGCAAACCTGACCATATGCCCTCGACCGAAGAAGTAATCACAGAGGCAGAAAAACTTAACAGTTTTATATCTAAAAAACCAGACCAAAAATAAATTAAATTGTTGACCTTATAGAGTAAATATAGTAAACTTAAATACTAAGAGTACTTTATAAGGCACAACAACATGGCAAGAAGCAAAAAGAAAACCACAAAAAACTCTACAAAAAAAGCACCAGCTCAGCAAAAGCAACAAGCAGTGAATGAAAATGTAGACGTGAACAAAAACGACGACGTTCTATACAATCTATTAGATTCCAAAATAGAAATTCCAGTACAAGTTTTAAGAGATAAGCATATTTTTATTGCTACACCTTGTTATGGTGGGCAAATTGGCGAACCATACTTTAGAAGTATGATGAGACTTGCTATTCTTTGTAATAAATTTGATATTCAATATACTGTAAGCACATTGGCAAACGAAAGTTTAGTTACAAGAGGTAGAAATACACTTGTAAGTTTCTTTATGGAACATCCTGAAGCAACACACTTATTCTTTATTGATGCAGATATTGAATTTGATCCAAACGATTTATTGAGAATGGTTGCTTACGATAAACCAGTTACAGTAGGTGCATATCCTAAAAAAGCAATCAATTGGGATAGCATTATAAATGCATCAAGAAGTAACGATCAAGAAACAGCACAAACAATTGAAGGGCATAGTTCAAACTATGTTGTAAACTTTGATTTCCTAAAAGATGAACAAGGCAAACCATTGCCACAAATTCAAATTAGAGATAACTTAATAAAGTTAAAAGATGCTGGTACAGGATTTATGTGTATTCAAAGAGAAGTTATTCAAAAAATGTTTGATGAACACCCAGAACTAAAATATGCTAATGACATCAATGTTGATCAAAAGTTTGAAAAGCACATGTATGCATTGTTCGACACAATGATTGATCCAGACAGCAGACGTTATTTGTCTGAGGATTATACATTCTGTAGACTATGGCAAAATATGGGCGGAGAGGTATACTTAGATCCGAGAACTGCTCTTAATCACGTAGGGCATTATACTTTCCGTGGTAACATTAGAAAACTAATAACAGGATAAAGATATGGGAACACAAGAAAATACAGAACAGTCTAATAGAAAAAGTTCCATTAGTATTATACTTCCTACAAGAGGTAGAATTAAAACTGGTACACTAGAAGCAAGTTTAAAAAGTCTTTTAGAACTAGCAGATGAACCACAAGGCATAGAAATTATGCTTGGTGTAGATGAAGATGACCAAGAAAGTTTAGATTGGGTAAATGATGAGGCCGCAAAATTTGTAGAACCATATGGTTGTGCCTGTAAAGCAAAGGTATTTCAGCCATTAGGTTATGAAAAACTTAATGTTTATGTAAACTTACTTGCACATAGTTCAAGTGGACAGTGGTTATTTTTATGGAACGATGATTGTTTAATGCAAACAAAAGGTTGGGACAGTAAAGTCAGAGAGTATGATGGACAGTTTAAATTGTTATCACCTCATGATAATCATGATCATCCTTTTGCTATTTTCCCACTTATTCCAGCAGATTGGTTTATACTATGTGATGCTTGGAGTTTAAATGCACAAAATGATACTTGGGTAAGTGTTATTGCTAAGATGTGTGGAGTATTTGAAAAGATCGATATTGAAGTGCTACACGATAGAGCAGACTTAACTGGTGGCAATGATGATGAAACTTTTGCAAATAGAAAGTACATGGAAGGCAATCCAGAAAATCCAGCAGACTTCAATCATCCTAATATGCAACAAGCAAGAATGCATCATGCAACTAAGATTGATTGGTTCTTAAAAAGAGTAGGTGAAGTACCTTCACCAAGTCCGTTTGAGCAATTCTTATCAGGTGAAGTAAATCCATTTGACTTTGCTGGTAAACATAATCCAAAAGGTGCAGGCCAATTTGACAGCATCAATAAAAAAGAAGAAGAGGATATTCCGTCTACTAAGGAACGACTACCTGACGATCATAAGTTGATATTGTAATGGGCAATATCTTCCCTAGGCAACCTAGATACGATTTTTTTGATATGATGCATGGCAGACCGGATTGGTCTAATGCTACCATATTAGATATAGGTGGTAACAGAGGAAACTTATTAGAAGACCTAATAGACTTACAACTAATTACACCACAACAATATACTTCTTTAGATGTTGATCAAGAAGGGTTAGACTTTGGTAAAATGAATAATCCAGATGCTAACTGGATCAAACACGAAGCATTTAATCACGCATACAATGTAGAAGGCACACACGAAACATCTTTTCCGTTTGAAGATGAAACATTCGATATTATTTGTGGGTACAGTATATACAGCCATACTACATTTAAACAAATGATATTTGATTTAATTGAATTACTTAGAGTATGCAAACCAAACGGTTCAATTGCATTTACAGTTATAGATACTCCTGGTGTAAAGTATTTTACTGATAAAAGAGCATATGATAATACAGGTAAGAAAACAGTTACCTTTGAAGAAATATCACAATTAAAAATCTCAGATTATATGTATCTAGTAGATCACGACTTATTAGTTGATGAAATGTACAGTGATACAAGTGTTGACTTTTTAGTTACCATTTATAATATTAAATGGTTGTCATCATACCTAAATAAACTAAATATAAAACATAAAATGAAGTTTCCTCCACAGCATCACGTTCAACGTACTGTGGTAATAAATAAAAATGAGGTGGACAACACAATAGAAAACTTGCAGAATTTTTATAATGACGCAGACTTTTTGGTTGACCTTATATAAACATGGTGTTATAATTAAGCATGAACAATAAAGATAAGTTATATGATGATCTAGATGGATACGACATTGAAAAACTATGTAATAAACTTGAACTAGGTAGACATGATCTTATCTTGTTAGCAACTAAAGTCGCTAGAGATGGAGACATGACTCCGTTTCAAGCACTTAAAAAATTGCATGAAGTTGACGATATAAGAGAGTATTTAATACAACTCAATTACAATAAACTTCAGCAAGAATAGTTTGCCCCGTTCGTCTAGTGGTTAGGACACCGGGTTTTCATCTCGGCAACAGGAGTTCGACTCTCCTACGGGGTGCCAGTTTTGTGCAACTTTTCCCGGGTGCCCGGGTGTTTACTGCACGTTAAACCTTAGAACATAATTCGCAAGTCTACTGATCATGACTTCAAAAACGATCCAGTGTTGATTATAGAGTATTTAGGCTCGGATAGCTCAGTTGGCCAGAGCAGGGGTTTTGTAAACCTCAGGTCGTCGGTTCGAATCCGACTCCGAGCTCCATCTCTAAAAAAGGTTGACATTTTCATAAAATTTGCTATAATATATGCATAACTTGAGATAAAGAGATTATGGGACAATACGACGCAGTAGTAGAAAGGCAACGACAGTTATTAGCCGCAGAAGAGTGGGCAAATGAAGTTAGAGCCATACATGTGCATTCATTAAGTTCTATGTGGTATGATGATAGACCACAAGATACACATAACGGAACATCAGTCACAGACAGAGAATTCAATTCGGGTCTTATTGAAAGGTTCAAAGATGGTAAAATAATTCATATCTTCGGTGAAAAACTTGTAGGTGATCAACTCTTACAGGCATTCGAACAACACGTTTAAAAGAAAAACAGTATAACTGCTCATAGCTCAATTGGATAGAGCAACGGCCTTCTAAGCCGTAGGTTGCAGGTTCGACTCCTGCTGGGCAGGCCAATTAGCCTTGGTGGTGGAATAGGTAGACACAACAGACTTAAAATCTGTCGACTGAAAGGTCGTGCCGGTTCGATTCCGGCTCAAGGCACCACATTCTGGTAAGGCTCTCCCAGGGTAAAAACAGAGAGCAGTTGCAGGGCCCTTAGCTCAGATGGTTAGAGCATCCGACTCATAATCGGCAGGTCGTAGGTTCAAATCCTACAGGGCCCACCAAATTCAAATGATAAATATAGGTATGAACAATTTAAAAACCGCAGTACTAATATTTGGAGCATTAGTATTAAGTAGACTTTTACCACTTCCTGCAAATAGCGAACCTCTACTAGGACTTGCTGTTTTAACACCCTTCTTAACAAAAAACAATTTTGCATTTTTATTGCCACTGGCAGTAATGTTTGTGTCTGATGCTATTATAGGATTTCATAATAGTATGATAGCAACATATACCGCTATAGCCTTAGCACCTTTTATCAGTGAGTTTTTTAAAGATCGTATGTATACATCTTTATTTACTAGTTGGTTTGTTTGGCATGTATTTGCAAACACTGGACAATGGTTCCCACCATTTAGTTTAGAAGCATTATTGTTTGATTTACGATTTTTAGCAAGTGGTTTAACTATAGTGGTTGCGTATGATATTGCTCAACGTTTAAATCAAGCAGAAATAATTAAAATAGATTTTAAAAAGAAACATGTCAAAAAAACCTGATATCACAATAGTTTCAGCAACACCAACTATTAGAGCATATGATCCTTTTGCTAATATGGCATCAACATCGGATATAAATGTATCTACAGATAATTGGAAATGCGAACTAGTAGAACCTAACAATCCATCATTGAGAAGGAGAGCAAACATTGATCCTTTTACTATAGACGTAGATTGGAATGCTAGAGAAATAGAAATGTGTAACCTAATGCATGACAAAATTGGTATTGGTTTAGCATGTCCTCAAATAGGTAACAGTTACAATTTGTTTGTAATGAAACATAGCATACTTGGTGACATTGGTTGTTTTAATCCTAAAATTTTAGAAGAAGCAGGCAGTGAAGATTTATATGAAGAAGGCTGTTTAAGTTTTCCTTTAATATATTTACAAATCACAAGACCTGAAAAAGTCAAAGTAGAATATACAAAAGCAGACGGTAAAACAGTTGTTCAAACATGGATGGATGGTATCGATGCTAGATGTTTCCAACATGAGTTTGAACACTTACAAGGCGAATTGTTTATACAACATGTGAGTGATTTTAAATTGCAACGAGCAATGAAAAAACGTGATAAATTACTTAGAAGGCTACAAAAAGAATTAAAGAAGGCATAACATGTTGGACTATCCTTTTTGGGTCAATGACTTTGATAGAGTAAAAGACCACAAACAGAAATATCCATTATCAAGTAAAATTTTTGAACATCCAGTTTCGTTCTGGTACGGTGAACGTAACGGAAAAGAAGTAAATGATCTAGATTACAGCATAGAAAGATTACTTAAACGCACACATCCAAATTTACCAATCTTAGTTTTGTATAACATGCCTAACAGAGATATAGGGCAGTATAGCAAAGGCGGAGCAAAGACTAGAGATAGTTACTTGCACTTTATAAAAAGTTTTGCTGATGGTATAGGTAATAAATCACCTATAGTTATATACGAACCGGATAGTCTCCCTCATACTACAATGATGCAAGAAGCAGATGCACTTTGGCGCATGGACCTTATGAAAGAAGGCTTAGAACTGCTTACACGCAGTTGTAGAGCCCATGTTTATGTTGATATAGGACATAGCAATTGGTTAAGTCCTAAAGATGCCGCTAAATTGTTAAATAGTGTATGTAACGAAAAAGTTAGAGGCTTTGCAGTAAACGTTAGTAATTATCGTAGTACAAAAGAAAGTGTAAATTGGGGTCTTAAAGTATGCGAATACAGACCACAAGATCATTTTGTAATAGATACTAGTCGTAATGGTAACGGACCACACGGCAATGAATGGTGTAATCCTCCTGGCAGATCATTAGGTATACCACCAACATGTGATACAGGTGAGGAACAATGTGATGCATTTCTTTGGATTAAGATACCAGGCGAAAGTGATGGTAAGGCCAACAAAGGACCTAAAGCAGGTAAATTTTGGGGAGAGATGGCAGAGCAATTAGTGAGAAACAATGAAGATTCATGAACATAATGAACCCTTCAAGCATCTAGTAATAGAAGAATTCCTCACAGAAGAAGAAACGCATTTAGTATATTATAGATGTAGAAATGCTGTTGATGAAAACAAGTTTAACGATAAAAGCATGTTCTTCGAACATGGAGAATATCAAAACAACTCAGGTGTTGATATAGAATTTACTCCTGATTTAAATAATAAAATCACAGAACAATTAAATCAAGTTGCTGAACATTTTAATTTGTTAGACGATAAATTTGAATGGAATTTTAATTGTAACCTTACATATGATAATCCAAGCAAACCATTAAGACCACACAATGATGATTGGAATGAACTAAGTAAATATGGAGCAGGTAGATTAAAATTGCTAGTGTATTTAGGTCTTAACGATCAGGAATACAAAGATTGGGGTACAAAACTTTACACCAAAGGTGAAACATATGATAGTTTTGCAAAAGAAGTAGAATTTGTACCTGGTAATGCTATGTGTTTTGAAGCAACTGATAAATCATTTCATGGCACAGACTTTACACATGGAATAGAAGGTTATAGATTTATACTAGGTGCTGAGTACATAAACAGTTCCTTAATTACAACGGAACCTGGAGAATAGATGGATAGTTATTGGGAATGGAATAAAGAAAATTTTCCTTGGCATTATGATCCAAGCAGTAAAGAAACAGATGTACAATATGTAGGACAGTTTGTTAGTGATAAGATGAATAACTATGTACAAGAAGCAATTGGTAACTTTACAGAAGAAGATGAATACAACGAAGTAAGTATCAAGGGCAAACCTTATAATAAAGAAGCGGCAGAGATTATGGAAGGCTATCACAATGACCTTACTCGTGCCGGCTACAATGAACATAACACTGGCGGAAGACAAACTAGGAACTTACCTAACTTCTTTAATATTATGGCAGAAGCAAGTGGATTATGGAATCCCCAAATAATGTTTCTAGAACAACCACCGGGAAGATTTGTTCCGTGGCACAGAGATAGTTATAATAACTATAGAAGAAACTTTGCTAAAGTTAGTGACGACACTGAAGTAATACGTTACTTAGTACAACTTAATGATTGGCAGTGGGGACATTATGTTAGTGTAGGCAATGATGTTATACATCAATATAAAATGGGAGACATACATTGTTGGCCCGAAGGTATATATCATGCTACTGGTAATGCAGGTTTATGGCCCAGGTATTGCTTAACTATTACAGGTGTTGTAACACCTAGTGCTTTGCATCTAAAAGAATCAAAAAAGTTTAAGATATGAACAAACCTTTTAAAAAAATTAAAGTAGATTTCAATTATCAACAATTAAGACGTGATGTTGAACAAGTGTTTATTAAAAATAAAGAATCTGCAGTTGGTACAGAACTAGAAAACATATCAAAAAGAAACCAATGTATTACAGTATCTAAACCAAACAGCGATGAATGGTACGATGGTATTGCTGGTAAAACATATGGTAACAATCAACAGCAACGTTACGATTTAAAAACACAGTTTGAAAATGAAACAAATGAATTTGTAGACGAAAGTAAATTTATACATCCTATAAACAACATTAAAGGCACATACTTAGAACAACTAGTAACTAGTATAGAAGGCGCCTTTAGATGGCGTATAAGTGTGTTACCGCCACGAACAACATTAAGTATACACAAAGACGGCAGTCCTTTAATGATGACTTTAAATGGTACTGGTACTATAATGGATTGGAGAATACACTTTCCTATCACAACAAATAATAGATGTTTTTTAGTAAACTGGCCTGAAAACTTTAATACACCAAAAGAAGATGGCGAAACAATACCTTTAGAAATGGCACATTTTAAAGCAGGTTCTTCTTATCTTTTAAATACTAGTAAGACTCATTGTGCTACTAACTACAGTAATGTAGAAAGAATACATTTAATTGCTAGTATGTCTACTGATGCCGCTAAGGCTTTTGAATAACAAAAGGATTTTGAATACTCCACATAGGTGGTAAACGTCTTGTAGTAACAGTTGCTTCTGGGAAGTGATCTTTAGTTCTTTGTGTTAAATATTCGTTGCTCCAGAACCAAGTGTAATGTGTTGCTTCTAATACAGCATCATCACCTTCTGTTGGTACTCTTTCAGCATCAACTCTGACATCATCATTATTGATTAAAGCAAAAACACCTGAACCCTCAGTACTTTCTACAAGGTTATTATTTAACATACCGTATTCATGTGTACGTCTTACAACAAAATAATTTAATGCTACTTCTCTAATGAATACAGTGAATATAATTGCACCACCTGGATTCAAATGCTCGTAACATTTATCTAGATCTGCAAATAATATCTCAGGGTCTACGTTTGCAGTTTTCATAAAACAGAAAATTAAATCAAATTTCTCACCTTCTTCTAATGGAATTGGTAAATCTATTTGACCATTAGGATGAACCATTTGATTATGTCTATCCCAAAACCTAAAACTTGCTTCTGGAAAGTCTTCTTTACCTTGCTCAATTGCTTCAAAGTCGCAATCTACACAAACATAGTTTTCTTCCTCTACATCGTTTGCTGGATCGTTTAGTAGTGTTCCTGCATTACCATATAGTTCTAACACTTTTGCTTCTGATAAATCCATATCAATGTTAGCACTATTTAATGTAGTAGTAATAAATTCGTATTTGGGTATATATGCTTCAACAGTCATGTTGATTCTCCTGTGTTGTTAAGATATATTTATAACTAGGAGTTTGTTGATATTAAATAAGTTGGCCATTAAAAGATTCAACATCATCGTTAAAATCCATATGACTAATTTCTACAGGCTTATACACTTTAGGAAATACATGGCAAGGATAACATTGTAATTTACCTATGCGATATATTTTTTTGGTTTCTTTATCTTGTACCCATTCTAAGCCTTCTGGAGCATTTTCTTGAGTTTCTTGGCTATCTGCTAATATAGTATATCCCCAACGTTCTTGAATACTTGCTGGTATTAGCATTCTATTTACTGGTATAAGATCTTCTAAATTGTTTGCACCGTATCCTAATCTTCTACCATGCTCTACAATATTACCATCAATATCTTTGTATGCAGTTACTTCGTGGAATGGGCCTGTTATTTCTGTATATGTTTCGACTAACCAAACCATTTCCCCGCCCCACTCATCATGAGGACATTCTTTAGGACCTAATTCTTGATTATACTCCCATATAAAATCATCTGCTTCTTCTGGGAATTGTCTAAGGCGTTTTACTAATTCACCATCAACATATTTGTAAATATTTTGACCGCCATCTACAGTTTCATATCGAATGTTATCAATATCTAGAGATGTTATGTCTGTGTCGTAGTCGTGTAACCAATTAAGTTGAGCCATTTTTTATACGCCTGATGGGTTTACTTCATCGTCCATTTCTGGTTTTCTATCTAATGGACTTTCTTCCTCTGGTGCTTCTAATTCACCTTCTAGGTAATGTTTAGCAGAACCTATATAATCTCCTGCTTTAACAATTTTTGATTGCCACCAATGTGGATAATCTGCATCAGGAAGTTTACCTAACATTTTGTATAATTCAACACTATACTTTCCAATTTTAAATAATTCCTTTCTTAGCATATCTGATTCATTGTCAATATGTCCAACAGCAATCTTTTCAACTTCTTCTTCATTTAATGGAAGTCCAGCAAGTTCTTTAATTCTTTGAATACTTTCTAGACCTTTTGCTTTCATTTCTTCACCGCGGTCATCAAATGCTGAGTTTACACTAGGTTTCATATCAGGTTCTGCTTTACGCATAGCCTTTTCTTGCCCATATTCTCTTTCAAGTTGAGGCATTCTTGTTTCTAGTTGTCCTAAAGTTAGTTTAGGATATTTTTTCATTGCCCAAGCAAAGAAGTTACCAATACCAAATTGTTTTCCTTGTTTAGCATCTCTGTTAGCATCTGCTTTTGCACCTGCAGATTTAAAGTTTAATTTTGTTCTATCTTGTTCCATTACTTCTACCTAATATGTAAGTGTTAAAGTTAAATTTACTATACTTTTTACAAAGTTCGTAATTATGATCTAATATTTCTTGACATTGATCACTGTAGTAATACTTATTTATCACTTCTATATCAATATCTTGTAATCTTTTTATTTCAGTTATAATAGCATCTAAACGTTTATCGTCATCTTTTATGTTATCAAAACTAAAATCTATAAAATCTTCATGAAATTTAAAACCACAATCTTTAATATGTTTATGTATATGATATGTACCAACTACAAACGGTATTTGCTTTGACCAAAATGTTTTTATAGTTTTTTCTGTGTAAAATCCTTCGTTGTACCAATCAGTCAATGGACCATCAAACATCTCAAACTGTACATATGATAAAGACTCAGATTGTTTTCTTCTAAAACATGTTTCTGTAGATATACAGATAATACTTTCTTGATAAAAATCCTTTACTCCTGTCCACCATTTCCAACCATTCACCTGTTCTGAATCTAATAAGACCCCTTTTTCTACAAAACTTCTAATAGATTTATTAGGATCAAGTGCATCAAATACTTTTAGTCTATGTTTCTTAATGCGATTATTTAAACATAAAAAATGTTTAGGTCTAAATTCTGTATTTGGTACAAATTCTTTATTTAAACTAACAGTATTTCTAAAGTATACTAAATTAAACACAGCATTGGTATTTGGTAAGTATTTGTTTATGGAATCTATTATAGGTTTATTACCAAGCATAAAGAAAACATTTTCTTGTACAGGCTCTAAAATATCGCATAACCATTTTACAATATTTATTTCTTGCTTATTCCATACAATAGTCTTTGACCATACGTCCCAAATATTTGTAAAAACAATTTTTATATTAGGACAGTCTTTAACAGCATCAACTATATCTTTGAGATAGGTTGTGTTTTCTTCGTAATGAAGGAAAGCCTGAGTAGTCCATGCAAAATGTAAAATTTGTAATTGATCACTAGGCTTTATATCTTTCAATGATATCGTTTTTGTTTTTCTATTAAGTTTGGTTATGGGAGGTACGTTGTGCCATAGAGGCATTTGATGTATAGGACCTTGCCATTTATTTTGTAATACATAATTAAGTGTATTTTGATAATAATCTTTATCTAAGACTGGTAAGTGATCTAAATATAGGAATTCAAAGAAATCACTGATTTGTGATTCTTCTATTATGTCGAAATAAATACTATTGTCGGGTACTACTGATAAAGCCATAACACTATTTATAGGTAGTGTAAGTTAAATTTAATTTAATCCTGCTAACTTTTTAAGTGTTTCTAAATCTTCGTTTGATTCTTTTTTACCGTAAGTAACACAAGGGTCTTGATTACAGCCACAGTTTTTACTTTCAGCCATAGCAGAACCATAGTCTTTAACATCTCTATTATGTACAGTATCTTCTATGTAACCATGGATTACGTCATCTCTGTCATCGTCCATGTGTAAATTATGATCCATTGCCCACTCTGTCATTTCTTGATCAAGTTCTTGGTCGCTTAGGCCCATTGCTTTTGCTAAAGCAGGCTCACCACCTTTCTGGTATGCATCCATAAAACGGTCATACATTTCTTCATCTTGACTTGGTTCACCAAATGGAGCACTTTCTTTCTTAGCATGTTTGTCCATTTCTTCTTGACTTGGCTCTTGTGAATCGTCATCACCTGCACCGGCATAACCTGTACCATGACAAGTAGCACAGTCTTCATCGTCACCATCACAATGGTAACATTCGCCACCTTCTTCTAATTCAGGCTCGTAGTCAGATCTAATATCTGCTAAGTCTAATGTAGGTAGTTCAGCAGTTTCTTCTTTAACTAAACCTTTTGATTTAGCAAAGTCAAGCATTTGAGTTAAACCTGCAGTTTTTTGTATTGCTCTGTTAAACTTTTCTCTAGGTGATTCTTCTTCACCTGCTCTTTGAGAACTGAGCATATTAAACATTTTAATTAAAGCATCTGCTTCAGCACCACTAACTTGATGTGAATCACCATCATCAGTAGTTACAGAAGTAATTTTATCAAATTTCTTAACTTTCATTAGTTCAGCATCTTTACTAGCATCTTCACTGTCTGCAACTTTACCTAATTGAGTCATCATGTTCTTTTGTGCAAAACCTGGCTTGTACCCATCGTCATCAGTGTTGTCTATTTCTTTACTTACGTCGTCATCATCGGAATAGTCCATTGGTGCTTCGTTAAGCATTCCTGCTAAAAATTTTAATATGTTTATGTCTTCGCTCATTTTTTTCTCTGCTTTACTTTTTAGTAAGTCAAATATACCTTGGTTAAATGTTCCCATATATTTGACAAAAATTTCTTTTTTATGTTCATTATCTGTAGCACTATTAAATGCATTTCTAAAAGCACTTGCACTTGCTACTACATCACCCTTGTCAATATTGGGTGCTACATATATGTAGCCTCTCTGCGACATTGGCAAAGCAGGATGTCTCTCTAATGTATTTATCATTTGATAGAACTTTGGTCCAGGTTCTCCGCGTACTTTCATGTCTAAACCGGTCTCTGTATCTACGTTTGACATAGGAAATCTATCAGTGTCTTTCTCACCAACAGCAAATATAACCATAGTATTTTCTTGATCAAATGCTTTTGTATAAGAATCCACTAAGTAAGGTACTTTTGCTTGTATGATTTTATCAGCAGGAATATCATGTAATTGTGTCATAATTTCTGCTTTTTCTTTAAAATTAAATGGTGACTTAGGCATTTCAACCTTGTCTGATGTTGCTACATATACATTAGCATCAGGAAATTGTGCCTGTAACTTTTTGTATACTTCTGCATGATGCGGTAGCATAGGTTGGAATCTACCTGGGTATATAACTACCTTTTTCATAATTCGACTATTCTTACTTTAAGTGGGGTATCGCCTTTGATAAGTCTGTGAAAACAATTTTTATTTATGTGTATGGTTGTTCCTGGTCTAATGTCTTTTGCTTCTTGTTGTGAGTATTGGAATTTCCAACCTAAACCTTCGATAACTTTCATAAACCTTGTGGTTTTATCTTTATGCCATGTGTATTCTTCATCAGCAATATCGATATCAAAGATTTTTTCGTTATCAAGCATTACATTCTACCATTTACGACAACTCCAGTACCTTGCTTTTGTCTTAGGTCCTGGATTATCACAGTTGTGTCTTGCTCTAAAACTCTTACGAGCTTTAGGATTAGACTTTCTAATTTTCATTGTTTTACCTTTAGCACTACTTCCGCCGTGTCCAAAGTTTACTTTTTTTACGTTACCTGTTTTAGGGTCTTTGACATATACTTTAAACTTCTTAGTATCACCTTGCATAGGTTTGTTTAGTTTAACTTTACGTCCTTGATA